AGAACTCATCGCCGGTTGAATAGCCCAGCTTTGCAGCCTTCTCTTTCCTTGAATACTTCTCAACTGTCCTGCGGAATCGTGCCATGATCCGCCTTGCTACCCACTTAGTCTCATCCTTGCTTACCTCATAGGCTTCATCTAACATCTTGGCCAAGTGAGGTCGCTTAAGAACATAGACTCGAAGCTCTTGAATGAGATCTTCTTTTTCTACATACCCAGCAAACCTTCGATGGATGTGTGCTGCGGATATATGCACAAGATCCTCGAGATGTTCTGCGGATCTATCTAAGCGATCATAGTCAGCAGAACTCACTCATCATCCTCAAGTTCTACGATTGCATCCATCACAAACTTGGCAACGAATGCCATCAATGTAATTACAAGAAGTGATAATAAAAAAAATTTCTTCACTTATTCTCCGGCCATGTGCCACGAGTAACCATCATGGCAATGATGCAATAGTTAGCCAGATCTTTGAACGAGTCCTCGATGGACTCATGCTCAGGTGTGTGACCAGATGCTAGTAAGTTCTTAAGTCTTTCAAACTTATCACCCATACGAACCATCAGTCCATTGATAGGGCCACCGTATGCATTGTTGATATTGCCCGGGCCATAGTCACGCTGCTTACTAATCAGTAGGTTACCCAGCTCATCGATAATATCCCATGAGTCAGCAACGAACTGATTCATTGCCGGGTCTGCGGCAGTTGAACTACTATCTCGAGGGCCAAAGGCTGACTTGGGTCTGGCTTTAGGCTTAGGATTTTTAGGCCTAGCCCCTCCAATAATTGTTTCAAACTCTGCATCGTCATTGAATCTACGGATTCCATCCTCATACACGCTCATCTATTCCTAATCTCCTTCGTAGCCCATCTAAACCCTCATCTAATACTATAGAGTTTACATCACTTCCGAGTGGGAGAGGTATCAACTCTGCGTGTTCGACTTCTTGTAATACTTTCTCGGCCAACTCCATTCCCGGATTAGATCCATCTTTCTTATCATCATTGTCTGCCAAGACAAGGACTCTTCGATAGCCACCAAATAATCTATTGAAGTGTGGTCGCCAAGCTTTAACTCCCGGCACTCCAACTGAAGGCAAGAGTTGACTAGCAATGACTGCATCTAACTCTCCCTCGCAAATTGCAATGGTATCCGAAGGCTTTTGTAGATCAACTGCGTTGAACAATCTTGCTGGTTGATGCATTGGTGCCATGTATCTAGGCCCCGGAAGTTCATCGATCCTTCTGAACTTGAAACCTGCAACGCCATTGACGACTCGATATGGGATGGATAACCATCCAATAAATTGGACATGGCTCGGGTCACAGTCGACTGGTACGCTTCCCAGAAGATGCTCGCTTGCCAGCTCCTGACTGAACCCCCGACCTTTTAGGTAAGAGACCGTCTCCTCGTTTATCTTTTTGTGATATGTCGTAGCCAAATCGTTTAGCAATGTCAGACGCTCTATCGAAAGCAACACGAAAATCCACCCCTTCTTTCCACATTAGTAATGAGTATGCATCTCCACCTATGCCACAGGTGTGGCAGAAGTAGAGTCCTGCTTTCTCTCCGTCTGTACTCATAACAGCAGACCTTCGAGTGTCGTTATGGAAACAACATCTAACCGGCTTTGAATAGCCTTCTCTTACTTCACCGCCATAGTGTTCGACCACAGCCTTGAGAAGCTCTGGGTCGGCGGCCATTAGTAAGTCTTTCTTACTGGCTTCTTCTTCTGAGTTCGTTCCAACTGCTTAAGATAAGAGTTGTATTCTTCAATACGCTTTTCCATTTTCTTCTGTTCAAGTCTTGCATCGAATGTGTAATACAAGTGTTCTAAGAAATGATACAAAGCAACACCTGCTATTACGATCAATACCCCTACTACTGTTTCCATTTTAATACCTCCGTAAATGTATCTAACTCCATGATTACAAACGACTTACCTATGCCATGCTGCCTACGCTTAGCGATAACGATTGGTATCGCTGGCGAAGACTTTCTTTTCTTCATCCAGTTTCTTACTTCAATACTTGCTTCCTCTACCCATGGCCCAAGCTTGAATGACTTCTCATTCTTTGCCTCAACTACGATAAAGCTTTGGATGTCCGGTGCCCATAACCATAGATCACCTTCATCGCTAGTGCCTGAGAGCCTTAGTCTTTCAACAGGATTGAATTCCTTCTCCCTGAAATACTCAACTAGATCTGTCTCCCATGTTGCACCCTTTCTTTTATTGGCCCGAGATTGCTTGGAGTCCAACGAAGTTCACCCCCGGTCTTAGATCGGCCATGCCCTGAACATCTCTGTCCACTATCTGAACTCGTGATGCATCGATACCTAGCGTTACAAAGTTAGATGCATCTGCTGAGTGTTCACCGAATCTATTCTTAACTGCTGCAACCCTGAACTCTTGGAACTCTGGGTTCATTGCAATGGATAAGATCATCGATGGAAGTTGTGATGCTTTACCAAGTATTGCTCGGCGAGGTGCTGGCATCTTTGGATCTCCAGTTCCAGCCTCACTCATGTGAGTTAGTGCAAGGACACAAGCACCAGTCTTACGAGCCACATGATGCAGCTCTGACATGATGGCACGAATACCTGACCACTCTTCTCCGGTAACAGAGACACAGTTCATTAAGTTATCAATGACAATCAATGCAGGTGCCATGCCATAGACCTCGCCATAAGCGAGGATCTCTAGCTCGATTGCATCAATGTCCGGTGATGGATCAAAGACCCACTTGATATGTGAGCCTCTCTCATTCAACAATGGATCGAAGTAATGTGAATCTGCATCCAAGTATGTTTCAACCTGTTGCTGTGGTAGTCCAGTCAAACCTGCAACTGTTCTAAACATCTGAGTAATGGGGTCGGTATCCGCCGAGAAGTAAAGAGTCGGAACTCCTGTCTTCAAGGCGTATACCAACGCCATCAAACTCTTACCTGAGTTTGGTTGACCTGCGATAAGACACAACTGTGACTGACGGAATCGCATACCATGCTGTCTAAGTCCAGCCCATACATCCGGTAAGGGTTTAGCAGAGGAGCTTGTGCTGTGAACTGCTTGCAGTAAGTTCAACATTATGCAGCAATACTCCTCAATCTTTTTAGTTTCAATTCTTCACGGATCCTTCTCCGTTCTATTGCAGAAGTTCCTCCCCAAAAATGGAAGTCTTCATTATGTAATGCCCAGTTGAAACAATCTTCTAGAAGTGGACAACTTGCACATACATTACGAAGTGTTTCGTAATGGGTGAAGTCTCTTTCCTCTGTACAGAAGTGTTCATTGCCGATAGAAGCACAAGCTTCGGTGCCGGTAAAGGCAGGGTAATTTGGTTTACCCTGCCTCACCAACGATATTAAGAAGCGTTTGCTCTGAAGTCGCATTGCTGGCCCTGTGGTCGTGAGCAAGCATAGAAAGCACGATAAGGCTTTCCAGAAGCTTTGGCAGTTCCAGCAGGAACTAACTTGGCTCCTTCTCCATGCTTACATACTGGGCCGTTAGTAGGGGCAGCATTCGCTGGCTGACCCCATGCATCTTGTGGTGGCGTGATTACGGTTGCATTGAATGACTGTGCAATCGCTTGTGTGGTCATTGGTTGAGAGCCACTAAAGGCGTTAGCCATGGCTTGTAGTAGTGACTCGGCACCACTTGGATCTAAAGCTTCTGCTAATTTCTGTGAGAAGCCTTGATATGTTGCATCTGCAATGACAAAGATTGTTCCATCGTTTGTCTTTGTTGATACTTGAAAGCCTAGTTCGGCCATCTTATTTCTCCTTTATGTGTTTGATGTTGAGTCGGACTGATTCTTTGCCGACTGGTTTTTTAGGTACGAAGCCCAAGAGTTTCTCTACTTCCTTCTCATCGATAGATGCACGACCTGCGACAGTAGTCCAACTAATGTCGACCCCACTTCGTGTCCTACCGAAGATGCCTTCGAGTGAAGCTCGAAGACTCTCACGCTTCGCTTCCAGATCATCGATCTGGTTTCCTATTTGTAAAAACAACAAGGCATTGTTGTCCACCTCAGTATCTTCGATCTCGACTTCCGAGGTTTTGTTCAGTTCTTTTTTTAGTCCAGTACAACCCAACTCCCCAGAAGAGTCGTAGAACTTACAGTAGAACTGACAGTAGCTGGCATCCTTTTCAGGTTCAGGTGCATCGGCTGCACTCTTAATACTCTCAAGCCAAGCCAATGCTTCTTCAGCAATCGCTGGATCATAGTCTTCAGAGTGAACCTTTACATCTCGTTCATCACCATCCCGGGCTATGGCACACAAGTTAACGGTCTTAACTTTGTAACCGTTTTTCTCCAACAAGTAGCCATATGTATGAACTTGCCAACGCTGGTTCTTCGATGGGAAGTAACTAAGGTTCTTAATCTTAGTTGTCTTCCAGTCAACGACTGCACCAGTTTCAGGAATGAATAGATCTATATGGGCTTTCATTCCATTGTATTCGACTTCGGTCTCAACTAGATACTTCTTACCATCCGGATCCAAAGCTTCGATTGATTTCTCAATCTCTGCATGGATGGCCGTTCCCATGATGGCTGCTAGTTTGAGTTCGTTGTCGTTAGTTTCGGCTTGTCCATTTAACCGAAACCAAACCTTGCGTGAACAGCCACCAAGTTCTGATGGCCCTATCTGCACCTGAGTGCTACGAGATTT